AGAACGGCACAATTTCTCCGATGTGCTGCCATGTGAGTGCGAAGAATCCCGCTTCGGTTCCTGCATCAACGTCAACGTTTCCCGAAATGGCCCACGTAATTGTGTCGGCACTGCGCTTACTCGTGCCGCACAGCATGGTCTTTTCGTCGCCCTCGCTAATGTCCGGAACAATCGAAACATTGTTGACTAGGCATGAGATATCAATGAGCGTTCCGGTTTCACCAATGGTGAGAACGCCGGGACCAAGGGTGCCGGTTCCGTCTGGCATGGTTTTATTCTCCAATCGGAATGTGCGAATGCCACGTGAGTTTGTACGCCTGTGCGGAAGTGCCGCCTGGAAGAGTAAGGCTGTAAAGTTCGCCCGTCGTGAACGGATACAGCCCTGCCACTGAATCCACCATTGCGCTGAGATGTTCGGTCGTTGTCCGTTGCTTCGGCGCATTCGGTGGCACAAGATAGGCAGCCCATGCCACATCTAGGCGCCCTTTGTTAAACATGAATTCGACATCGGGAAGCGGCACGTAAACCGTGGGCGTCTGAATGTCGTTAGGGTCGCTCGTTGCTCTCAACGTATAGGCATCCGTTGTCGGGCTAACGGCGACGGACACGCCACGAAATGCGGCGAGAACTTCGCCTAGAGCGGTTTCGAGTCCCACCGTTCACCCGATTCCGAAAGAATCACGCATGTACGGATGCACCATGGATTCCACAGCCTTGAGCCAATCAGTGGAAATGCGCACTGGCCCGAAGTCCGCTGTGGTCCAGTTGTTGAGCACGCCGAATGTGGCATCTTTGCGCCGGTACGTTTCCACTGTGACCAGAACGGAAGCATCCAAAACCGGAGCCGGAGCCGGAGACGGCAGATCCGGATTACCCATGTAGTTATCGAGTAGATCGAGTGCCGTCGTTGCTGCGGCAAGCACAGCGTCTTTGTCCGGATCTGTGGCCGGATCCATGCCCATAGACGCCATAGCGGCAGCGGCAATAGCGGCAGGGTCCGCCCAGAGCACGGCTGTACGGCTCCCTGCGCGCCTAACGGGCGTCGTCGGCACGAGTGCGGCTCTCCTTCCGCTTCGAGCCCGTAGAGGCGCCTGCAGCGCCTTCCACGACAGGCGCCGATCCTGCCTGCCACGCGAGCCCGTCCCAATAGGCGTGTGAGGCGTCGCCGACAATGACGTATTGCCCTGCCGTCCACGCCGCTGTGGGCTTTGCCGTTCCCGCATTTCCGACGACAGGATCGGCACGCAGGGCGGCAAGGGTCGCCGGAATCGTGGCATTGCCCGGAGCAAAGGCGCCAGGGCTACCCGCCGACACGCTCGTGACCGGAACGACAGGCGGAACCGGAGGCACAAACAATGAAGGCGGGTAACTGGCATCCCAATAGGTCGTCATTTAGACGCCTACCCGAACCACACCGTCGCCCGTTCCGGGTGTCACGCCACCATCGACGGATTCATTGGTCGTTGGGCGGTACACAACCAGGGACGCAGCAACGGCAATCTGCCGACCCAGAAGGGAGGGCTCTACAGCCTGCAGCACGGGATAGCGGTATTCGTACGCCTCCACACCCAGTTCGTTACCCACGAAGTAATCTTCATTGGTAATGCCGGGTGTCACAATGCCAGTAAGACCCAGACCGGCAATCGTGAACGACGATGCCGACGATGTGCCGTCCGCATTCACAGGATTGACGTACGGGAAAAGCGGCCGCTGTGCCAGATCCACCAAAGAACCCAGACGCGCCCAGCCCTTCGGACCCATAGCAATCCATTCAGGCAATGCGCCCGTCTCTTCATAGACCAGTGCTGCGGCCTCAAAGATTGCGGCACGCACTGCGGCTCCGTCTGCATCTGCGGCAAGCGGAACGTGCGAAGCGGTCTTTGCCACCTCCGTAGCAAGGGCGGCTTCTTCCGCATAAGCCACGCGTGCAAGAAGTTGGTTAATCACAATGTCCAGGGAACCGGACACAAATTGTTCTGCCTGCAAAGACAGGTTCAGGTAATTACCGACAGTTGTCAGAACGAGCGTGTCGGCTGCCACGTCGAAATGCTTCGACGACAGTTCCTGCTTTTCCTTCGCCTGTGGCTGTGCCGCTGTGGCAAATGACGGATCGACAATGCGCGGGCGTGTGAACGAGAACGACGACGGAGCGGCACGCACGCCGATAGCGGTAAGCCAGGGACGCCCCTTCGGGTGCAGGTCGATAACCGGCCCCTGTGGCCCAGCAACGGACAGGCCACCGAATCCGCCTGCCGTAGCCACTGTGGCGGCTGCCGTGGTTCCCATGTGCTCTGCAGCACGCTTGAGCACAGGCGCATAACGTGCGCGTGCGTCTGGGTCGCCCGGGTGCAGGGCGTCCCACAGCATTGCCGAAGCACTGCGGTATGTGTGTCCGCCTGCAGGGCGTTCCACGTTCACAGCGGCAATGCGCTCGGCAATGCCGTCATCCAACTGTACGCGATTGGTTACCACGTCCAGTTGGTTATCAATGGTCTTGAGCCGCTCACTGTATGTGCGGATTGATTCGATATCTTCGGGGCGCAGATCGCGCTTCTCATCGACTGCAATTGTTTCCACAGTCTTAATCTTGCTTTCCACGGCGTTGCGCTCGTGGATAAGCCGATCAATCATGACGTCACCCATAGCAAAGGAACCCTTCTAGAAACGCGCAATCTGTGAGGCGTTCCTGCCACGCTCTTTACGTCTGCAATGATCCGAAGAAACTGGACGGTGGCAGACTTTGCGGCGTGTGTTCCTCTAAGTAACTGACATTACCCCGTTGGTTCGCCTTTACGGAAGGCAGCCCAACGGTTCCCTGCCTCAATCAAATCGTGTGCTTCCCGCAGAAGGGCGGCGACGTGTTCGGAATCCTGGCGCGCCTGCACATCGGCAGCCGTCTCTTCGGCTTCCGCCATATCGGCAGCAAGGTTGCGCACAGCCAGAACGCGCGCGTCGGCATAGGCAGGGCTATTGACGGCTGCCACGTGCTGCAGAATCACGCTGCGCCGTTCCACCGTGCTGCCGTCCCGCTCGGTAAAGGCGCGTGGCACGACGGAGACGAACGCAATGGAAATGCCAGAGTGCGACGAACGCACTGCATCATCTACGGCATCCCGCTTCGATGGGTCGAAACGTGCTGCGCCGTAGAGCCCTTCGGCCGTTTCCCAAAAACGCGTGAAGACGCCCATCCGATCGCCAAAGGATTCGCTGTGGTTATAGACGAACGGAATGCGTCCAGGTCCCGCGCGTAGGGCACGCTCAAAGGCGCCCGTGCGAAATACCTCTGTGTAGGCCACGCGCCCACGGGAGGGCTGCATTTCGACAATGGGCGTCGGTCGATCATAGGGAACCAAAAGCGCTTCGGCTGTGCCGTGCTCGGCATCAACGTCAATCGACTGCAGTTCCCGAACGTAGAACGCGTGTGCGTCGTTGCTCACAATGTGGTCGCCTCCATACCGGCATTCGCATTTGTCTGTACGGGGCGCCCGGGTGTGCCAAAGGGCGGCTCGTTGCCTTCGTCACTGCCGGGCAAATCTGGATCTTGGTCGCCCGCGTGCGTGTCATAGCGTTCCATGGTGCGCACTTCTGCAGGCGAAAGCACACCGGAGGCAATGAGCATGGAATACGATTGTGCGCGTTCAAACATTCCAGGTTTGATGTAGTCGTCTCTGTCAAGTTCCATGCCCCATCCACGGGGCAAGAGCCACCCTGCGAGGGCGTCGGAAAACGCCTGTGCCTTCGGGCGCAATCCTGCGCGCCAATGGTAATCAAAGACGTTCGTGGCGTTCACGTAGGTTTCCGACACGGAGCCCAAACCCACAAGAGAGGGCGGCACAGAGAGCAATGTCGCGACACGCGCCTCTGAGAAACGCGCAAGGTCGTGCAGGGCTGCGTCTTGCAACTGCGGATTGAGCACGTCTAGTTCTGCGCCATCGGCAAGCACGGCAGGAACGCCCATGAGGGAGGCGCGTGCTTCGATCCAGTCCAGTTGCATTTGCTGCATTTGCGCGCGAGAGGCGCGCCTAGGGTACTTAATGATGGCCGGAGGAAGCCCGCCCGTCGTGGCAAGGTTCGTCGCGTACTTCTGCAGGGCGGCAATCGTCAAAAGGCGCGCGCCTGCCACCTCTAACGGGCCATGCCCGCGCAAGTCTCCGGGCCAGGACGCATATTTGATGTGCAGAATGTCCGCAGGATCCACAGGGACAGAAGCCACCCGGTACTCGATCCGCCCACCGTTGCGCTCAATGCCGACCAGGGCAGGATTCAGGCACATGAAACGCGAAGGGAAACCGTCGGAATAGCGCGCTGTGCAAAAGAGAATGGTTTCGCCGGCCCCGATATAAGACCAAAAGGCTTCCTTCGCAAATTCGGTCCATGACACATATGCCAACGGCTCAGGATTTAGCAACCACGTGCGCCCTGCGCCCTGCCTATTTCCGTTGTTGACCAGGAAGGGCGGCATGGATGACAGGATGGAGGAATTCAAATCGAGACACGCGAAGACGACATCGGCCAAACGTGACCACAGGGACAACGGAGAACCGTTATCGGCACTGGCATTCCATAGCGGCGTGGACCACTGGCTAGGCCACCCGCTCCACGCCGAGACGGGTGCAGGGGCGTTCTGCACGTGCTCGTTCCCGTAGCCGTCAGAGGCGTTAGGTCCCACGCTCACAGGGTTGTAGTCGCCCGGAGGGTTGACGGTTGTGGGAGGCGGATTCACGCCCGGAGGCGTGTCGTTGGGCGGCTGCGCTCTAGGGTCGCCCGGAGGCTGTGGCAGGGAGCGTGAAGTCCGTAGTTGACGGCTCCGTTGCGTCATTCCTCCACGACCATTCCAAACGCAGTGGCGGCTTCCTGCACAGCCCACAGGGCGGCAACCGTCAAATCGTTGCGCTGTGCGTGCATATCGAGACGGGCTCCGGTAGTGGAACTGGACGCTAAACGGGTTCCCAGAATCTGCGTCGTTAATTCCTGTGCTTCTGCATCATGCACTAAAAGCCGGTCCCGCAAAAGGGAACGATACAGACCGATTGCCGTACGGGTTTCCCGAAGCCCACGAAGTTCCACCGAAATAGGCAGAGTATCAATGTGCGGATCTGTGCCTAATGTGGCACCACACAGCACCCGCAGATCGGAAGAATCAAAGGCGCGCACGAACCAATCCACATATTCCCATGCCGCAGTACGGCTACTAAACGTCTCGCCCGATACGTGAATGTGCCCGTAGCGCACTTCGGCAATAGCCACCGAACCCTCATGGCCGAACCAATCTTCAACGGCAATAACCACAGGCGCCCCGAACCCAGTAATACCCTCTCCCTGGCACTGCGCGAACAATGTCGGATCGGCCAATTTCACCCGCATGGTCAATTCGGAGCGGTCCAACCATTGATTCATGTACTGCGCCCGGAACGACATAGGCGAAAAGTCGGCACTACCAGTCTTTGAACGCAACAAACGTTGCCGTTGCGGCGACCACATCGGCGAAGCAATCCGCCACAGGCGCTCATCGAACACGTCCGTATATTCCTTATCAACCGACCATTCGATAATAAGCCGGTCTTCGGGCTCTTCCAGTTCGTCAATCGCACGCGCACGCACATTCGGCACGAAAACCGTAGCCTCAGGGTGTGCCGTAGACGTAATGAGGAACTGCGGGTTATCTGCCGCAAGCATCGTCGGTTCCATGTGGTCCTCAACCACCGTCTGATCGATGCCCCATGCTTCGTCACACATGGGCAAATTGACAGTGAACGAGTGCGCAGACCCTGCAGCCCCAATCACCCAACGGCCAGAGTCCAAAGCCTCAATGCGAATGTTTCCCACGCCCCTAAAGGGGCGCCACCCATCGGTTTCTGTGGCCCAGATCAGGCCAGGACGAATCACTTCTTCGGCTTGCTTCAGGGTCGTGGACGCCAGATAAGCCGTCTGCGGCATACCGCCGAACAAATCCGGGCGCCGAACCCTAAAGAGCGCCAGAGAACGCAAAAGGGCAGACTTTCCTACCTGTCGTGTGGTCGAAAGAAAGACGGAAAGCCAGACCAATTGGCCGTTGATGTCGAATTCCAGAATGCGGGAGGCGACCATTTTCTGCCACCAATAGGGGCGCCAGCGCAATTCATAGACGCAGAATTGCTCCCATTCCTGCACCCATGAGAATACCGCTCTGGGATGTGGCCCAGACATAATGCGCGGCATTCTTTCCAATTCCGACATTGGACCCAGAAGGGCAATCCAGGGAAGGTCAAGAACTGCCCTTTCTAATGCAAAGGGCAAGAGCCGATTTTCGGCCGAATGTCCGAATAACACAGATCGG